GCTTCTCTTTCTGGGTCAGCATCGTTATCTCCAGAAAAACCTTGAGGTTCTTCTTTCAAGTTTTCTTCAGAATCTTCCACTTGCGGGTTTTCAACATCTGGAGGTAACTCTGCGATAGCAGATTTGTCAATTTGCTCGGTAACTTCCATTTGCATTTCTTGTTTTTCAGTCGGGTTCATGCGGGTTTCCTTTCAAAAATTATATAAGCCACGCTTTAAGGTCTAAAACTCTCTCTTCATCAATGGTGCTCCAGAGCTGATAGTCATTTAGCATAAGAAAAGAAATAGTGTCGTCAGTGCCTTCTAATGGCAATTCAAAGCGGTCGCCATCCCATCTAGGTGCACGTACATAATCACCAACTTTACACCAAGATCCTTCTACAAAATCAGTTCCGTCATCTCTGTTTTTATAGGCAAGGGGTCCAAGAGCAATAACTTTTGCAGTCATTGTTTGAACTTTTTCAGTAGCCTGTGATTCATCTACTAAAACTATACCGCCTTTTGATTTTTTAGGTACTCGCTTGAGTTGAAGAAGAACTCTTCCGCCAAGAGGTTTGACTCCAGGATTTACTACTGGGAACGCTTCGTCTAATGTCATTTTGTTTTTCCATGATTGCTTTCAATGGAAAAATAGAAATTTTATATTGTTTCATCTCTTTTTCCCAAAGAAATAGTTAATAAAGTGCTTCTGTTGCAATTGTAACCCTAAAACTTTGCGCCCATCAATGTTTTATAAAGAGCATCTGCGTAACTTTCACCTGCATTTATTCTGGCTTCAAATTCTTTTAATTTTTCTTTAGATAAAGTTTGAACTTGTTTCGCTACATTTAAAAATGGATTTTTATCTACCATTGACGGCAACGTGGGTATCATTTTTTGTTCCATTGGTCTTACAGAGGCGTGGTAGTAGTTTTGCAACTCAGGAGTGTTAAACACATCTTTACCAAAAGGTGTGTCTACAAGTCTTTGACCTGAAGGTAGCGCTGCCTCATAACCTGCGAAATCGGCTAATCGTTCACTAAATGGCGCATTTTTGTCGTTGTAATAGCCTGTATTTAATTTACGATACTCAGGGTATGACTCTTTAGCTCGTTGAAAGTTATTTTCTATTCTTGCTTGTAAGTAATCTTTGTTTAATTTTTGTAGTGGTTTTTGCCGATATCTAAGGCTTTGTAAATCCTGCAAATGCTGAGCTTCATGCGCTACAGACATAGGAACATCTTGAAAGTTATTAATGTTTCCGATTGTAGGGCTTAGAACAACCTCATTAGCATTTTCTGGGTCATAATAACCAGCCACTCTACTAGCAGGCAGGTTGTTTCCATAAACCCTATCTTCAGGTGTTTTTACAACAATCCTGTCTAAGCCCTTTGTATAATTTGGGTTAGCTAAGTTCATTGCTGATACGTTTGCCAATCTTCTTTTAATAGATTCAGAATCTTCACCAACTATTTTCGGGAATGTCTGAGGTAGAACACCATATTGAGGTGGTGATTCTATAGGTCGTCCGTATTCATAATCATCTGAATTTGCTTGACCACCATTTGAAAATCTTTTACGATACTGAATATTGAACTGAGGCTTATTATTGAAAGGCACTACCGCCATACCTGATATATCAGAGGTGTCATCAATCCGCTTATTGTACATCATCTGTAAGGCTCTTAACTTATCCCCATCAGGTGTTCTATTGCCCATTAAACCTATCCCTGCAGTTCCACCACCCATCTCTTGTATGTATTGCAACATGGCTTGTACGGAAGGTTGATTAGGAGATTTCATAGCTCTTGCATTTAATGAACCTTTGTAAAAAGGTGTTCCATATTGGGCATAATCCATTGCCTGTTGATATTTAAGATTAGGGTTCTCTTCATTATCGTTTTTACTAAGCCGTTGTCTGCCTAAAGATAAAGTATCCCCACCATATTGGCCAGTTACTCCATAATCCGTGACATCTAGCAACTCAGGTGTTTGAAAGGTTCTCATGTGTGCTCTTACAGGCATACTTGGGTCTGATTCAAACGAATTATTACCTTTATAAGGTGACCTATAAGTTGGGTTGTCATCGTCATAGCGCATAATCAATTAACGGAAGTTCCGTCTCTCTCTTCTTTTAAAAACTCATTAATCATTTGTTCCGCTCTTTGTAGTCCTTGATAAAAGCCGACAAGCCTCTGATACGATTCAAAATTGACAGCCCCACCGCTTGAAAGGCTGTCTTTAATTTCTTCGCTTTCGCTTTGAATATGATTGAGTAAGTAGTTAACCAAATCATGGTTTTTCATTAACCTTTTGCTCCACCGCCACGCTTAAACGAAGCGATTTTTGCTTTTCCCGCATTTTTATCTATAACACGTTTTTTATCGCCACGTGCAGGTAGGTTTCTTACTTTGGCTTCAGAAATAGCCCCGCCATCTGCATAGCCTTTTACTTTTCCACCATCCATCATGCCACCGTTTTTCATTTTGTTGCCTTCGGTAATGCCCATTGCCATCTTTTTGTGGGCGTTTATTGCTTCAGTCATATTAAACTCCTAGTTGTGGCGGAACTCCACCTTGTTGAGATTGTTGTGCTTCTTGCTCTTGTTGCGCTGTTGCGCCTTGCTGTAAAATAAAATCTTGTTGTGCTTGCTGCGCTTGTTGTTGAGCGGCATTCACTTGGCTCATTTGCTCTTGCTGCAATGCCCTGCGATGTGCTTCTTCGGCTTGCTGTGCTTCAAATTGTCGCTCAATCGTTAAATAAGCAGTGTCGTTTCTTAGTTTTGCTGCTTCAATCTGTTCTCTAGAAACAATCTCGGCTTGTTTTAATTGTGCGTCTTGAGTCTGCTCCTGAGCCTCCAATTGAATATTGGCTTTGTCAAGTTCAGCCTTACGATTTGTTTCAGCCATTGCTGTTTGTGTAAGAGCATTAACTTGCGCTATGATATTTGGATCAGTCGGCTGTTGAACTTGACTTTGCATTTGTTTCATTAATCCGAGCATCTGTTGAATCGATTGAGCAACTTCAGGTAGCATTTCTTTTGCATCTTGATGAACATGTTCCAATGATGCTGATAGTAACTTCTGTGCTTCTACTATTAGAGGCTGTATTTTGTAAACATTAAATGGTTCACCCAATGCAGCCGTTGCATATCCGTCTGCTTGATTCAAATACCAAAGAGTTAAGTGTTGTTTTAAATGTTCTAAACAAGCAGGAATAAAAGAAGGCGCAACAATTGGATTTGAACCAAAAATAGGGTCTTTTGCATATTGCAAATGCGCAATAAAGTGCGCTAAATGGTCTTGTTGCGGGAATGCCCCTACAGGTTTGCCTAAAGTCATAGAAACATTCTCCAATGCAGGGTTCATGTTTTCCACTTCTTTGGGGTCAGGTAAAATTTGATTAATATCAGGTATTTTTATCTGTTTTAGGATACGTTTTTCAACTTCAATACGGTTGTAAAGATCTGGATTGGCTTGGGCACGTGCAGCTAACGTCTGTATCTGTGCATAGCGCTGTGTTTCTGCAAAAATATGCGGATCTGAAACAGGCACAATGTCAGAATTACTATTAAAATCATCCATAGTAATTTTTAAATCAGCAACTATGTCTGTTTTACGTTGATCGTCTAAATACCAACGGTTTAACCGAGCTAAAACCTTGAAAACACGCTTTTGTGAGTCATGTAATCGAGCATGAATGCTTGAATACACTGCTGCACCTTGTTCTATCAATGCTTGTGTCGTTCCTACAGGGGCATTGGACGTAACATCGGCTATTTTTTCTTCAGAGGTAGTAACAACACCTTTTGCAGCATTGGTTAACCAACCTAATAATTCCAATAACACTGGGCTAGGAGGGTTAAATGGCACAGGCATTGCTATTTTGCGCACATCATCTACTCCTGGAGCACCTTCAATTTCTGTAACTTGCGTAGGTTCTAGGACTAATGATTGCCCAGATATCTTACCACCTTTAAGTTTTAACATCGTAGGCGCTGTGTTGATATGCGCACTGTCCAATAACGCACGCAAAGCGCCAGTAAGGGCTGCACTGAGACCGCCAATTAAATGTGGCAACCCAATAGCATACGCTCCTCGCCAAGGAATGAACTTAAATTCAATAATATGATCTAATTTTGTGCACGTTTCGTCACCGTCTTCCCAGTTTCTATAAAGACCGATTACTGAGCGCTCATTTTTGTCTATCATAAGGATATACGGTGCTCTATCGCCTTTTGTAAAACCGTCTTCTTCAAGTTCTAACCATGTCTGAACATGAAACACTTCTCGAACTCCGTCAATATTGTTGCTAGAAGACTGCCTTCCCTCAATACGGTCATTGGCTTTTTTAGACTTAGACTCTTCAGGTTCTTCTGAAGTGCGATATATATCAAGATCCACATACAGCCCCGTAGAAACTCTGATATCATATTGCTCTTGCGTAATCTGTTGCGTTTCTGTGACCCTGTGTGCCGTGTAGAATGAAGAAGCGGCAAAGGGTAAGTAGATATTGTCAATAGGTACGAATTCAACGCAAGGTCGTTTCAAAACATCATCAAACCAAACCTTCATAAATTGGGACCCACCTAAGGGGAGCTGAGTAAGAAGTTGTTCTTCCTCGTCTTTATATTCCTCAATTTGTTCCGTGAGTTGCCAATTCATGTAGTCACGTTTGCGTTCAGCACGTTCAGTTTTGGCTTCTGTGACTTCTCCTATGATCTTAGTGCGAACAGGTCCATCAGGTGGGAATAACTCTTTAATAGCACGTGCTGCAAAGTCAACGCAGGCTTCTGCCATGACAGGGTGAACAACCTTTGAAGCACCCATAAAAGTAGCGCCTCCAGGAGCGTCGTTCCCTAACCCTGTTCGACGAAGACCTTCTTCATATTGTTTGTCTCTCTCTTCTCGAGCCTCTTTGTCTTTTTCAATTAGATCTAAATATTTAATTGCAAGATTACTAAAATCATCTCGCTCTGCCATATTCTCATAGAACTCAGGAGAATCAGTTGGGTTTTTTAAATCATCTAAATTGACAATTGCAGACCCATCTTCATTTTCTATTACGTCTTGAGTTGAGTCATCAAATAAATCAAAAACAGACGGTTCTTCCGTATCCTGTTGATCAGTAATGGGGTCTATATAACGCTCGTATTCGGGTTCAATCGGAAACGGTTCAGCCATTATGCTTTCCTTGCGAGCTCTGCTCTCATCTGGTGAATATTTTTAGCAAAGTATAACTTAGATTTTGGCTTTTTGGTGTTTTTTATTATACCACCCCGTTTGCGACCTTCGGGTTCTTCACCATCCATATCTCGCATTTGGTCGGCTGTTGCTTCTAAATAAATCCATAGGTAACCCTAATCGGTTCATAGCATCAATAATCCTTCTGCCGTCTCCACTGTTAAAGTCCGCAGCAATATCTTCTATTTCGCCCGCATTAAAACCCGTTATATTGCTCTCCATCGCTTCTGATATAAAATTTTCAATTATATCATCAGAGGTGCGTGGCTGAGCCAGCTGTGGGGCGTTGGGTTGTGGGGTATTAGTGTTTATATTATGCAAATATCCTAACGTCCTAGAAACCATCGTATGTAACTGCCTGAATGCCCCAGGACTATTATCTATTTGGTATGCTCGTGCTGCTTCTGCGTTACGAACACTAGTTTCCCGTTGAATACGTTGTAAATAATCTATTGCTAAAGGTGAGTTGTAACCAGCATTAGCCACATTATCACCGATACGCCTCATGGCTAGCGCTGTGCCTGTCGCTTCATTACCATACGTCCTAACATTATTTGAAATATGGTCGCCAAACAAATTAGCGTTGACTAAAGGCAATGCATCGTTACGGGCTTGCGGAGCGTTGACTTGTTGGGCTGGTGCATTTTGTTGCAATTCATAAACCAATCTCATTAGTACGCTTGCTGCGTCTGCTCTGTTTGCATCATTTAACCCGCCATTGCCTACGAGCCCATCGGCTTGGTTTTCTAGTTCTCTTAAATAAACTTGCGGTTCGTCTTCAAAAGAAACTCTGTTATTTACTTCTCTTATCCTATCTCCAGCGAGTCTGGTCGCTGTTTCGCCAACGTCTTGAAATGCTCTACGATAGGCTTGATTGAGCCTGCCTAAAGCATCGGGTTGTTGTGCTGGCTGTTGGGCTGCTCTGTCAAAACCAAACTGTTCAATGTGCTCCAATATAGCCTGCCTCATTCCAGGACGAATGTCATTTAATCCGAAAGCCGATGGGCTTTCACGAATAATCCGAGCTATTGTTTCAGGAGTATCCTCCATAGACAGTTCACCGTAGGCTTGCTCAAGATGGCGCATGGCTTCGATGAATTCAGTTGGGGCTGTTGGCTGAGCATTCACACGCACTGGTTGATTTGCTAAAAGATTCTCACCGTTTTCGCCTTGGAATATATCGGGAAGTTGCGCTGGTTGGTTACGCTCGTTTGGATGCGGTATTGAATTTGAAGCGAACAAATCAACCATAGCTCCTCTAGAGGTTTGAGGAAGTTGATCAAGAATGGCTTGTGCTTCTTGATCGTTTAATATAAGCCTGCGCCTTGATTCTTCTGTAGCTGCTCTTAAAAATTGAGAACCTTGAGGAGAATTATTCGCTCTGTCAAAATGCTCATGCAGTTGATCAAATACGCCTTGTGTAATCACCCCACGGTTTAATATTGGCGGATTTTGAGGAGCTGGTTGATTTGCAGCTAACTCAATTTGTCGTTCTAACTCGCGAGCCAACGAGTTGGCTAAAGGGTTTCCGTTCGCTCTTATATTAGCAATTACCTCTGCAGCTGAGTTCGTTCCAGCGAGTGACTCGCCGAGTATTAAAGATGCTTGAGTTCTTTGGGCTTCGTTGTAGCCTTCTAAAACACGGTTGAATGCAGGACCAACCAGACCCATATTTTCGGTTTGTACTCGGGCTTGTTGTTGACCTCTTTGGAAATCTTCCAATTGAAACGCTAAGTCTCTATAAGCCTCGGCAACTTCAGGCATAAAGTCATCTTGCGCTCTTCTTTGAAAAGTATCGAGCACCCTCAGGACTGATTCTACTGGATGTCCTTCTAATGTCCCGCCTAATCCTTCTTGAATTCTTGGTAAAGCGTTCGGACCACGATCACGTGCCCAATTTTGGATAACATCCACATAGTTCGATTCACCAGCAGGGTTAACGGCAGGTGTGTCGGCTTTTACGGCTTTCAAATCTTCGACTGTTACGAACCTTGGCAATGCGTCTAATGCAGGGGTTGAAACATCGCCTGCTTTTACGCTTGCAGCTTTTAACCCGTCTTCTAAACTATTTGATGAGTTACGGTCGTACACGCCTGCGTGTCCTTGGAGATCACTGCCAATACCTTTTATCTCACTTGATACAGAATTCAAATAATCCCGAACATCGTTTTTATAATTGGAGTTTATCTTTCCGTTTTGATATCCTGAAATATAACCAAGATTGTATAAGGGTTTTATATTTTTCAATGCTTCAACTTGATTTTTTGCGCTTTCTAATACCCCTAGCTCTTGTTCAGTCAAGCTCCTAAAGCCATCTGGCGCATCTTCTGAAGGTAGCATAGGTTGATTTTCAAGTTCGTTAATCGCTCGCATAACACCTGACAAAGTTTCATCGGCATAATCTTCAGTGATCATTTCATATAATCTATTGTAAAGATCTGGCATATTTGAATTGGACATCGGTTCCAGTGCAGCATCCATAGGTGAAATAAAATTAGAATTGTTCGTAAGTTTCATCTCTATGGTTACGATTGGCAACCCTGATACACGATTCCTTAAAGACGTTATTTTCTTTTCCCCACTTAAAACATCGCTCATGTAACTGGTCATCTGTCCAGAACCATAATCAGGTACGTCACCTGTTGTCGGATCAAATGCGGGGTCATAATTTCTTGACATACCTGTTACAAAATGCCGTCTTGAAGAAGAACCACCTTGCCCTACGCAATGGTCGAGGACTTCACAATCTGCCGACAAGCCTCGTCTTATATCTAGCTCTGGAGTGTTTGTATCGAACTCAACAGCCACCGAATTATTAAATCGTTTGTTCTCGGGAACGCCATTAGCAACTTCCACTAAGTAATTTTCAAAGGCGTTTTGTTTTTCTTCCTGTTTGAGTTTTTCTGCTTTCTCCTGCTCTACTCTAGGTTTAGCGATCTTTTCCACATACTTGGCCAACGGCATGTTCTTAATTTGATCGATAGGTATTTTACCTTGAATAATGTCTGTTGCAAACTGGTTGCCCAGATCCTCATAACCAAGTTGATTCAACATGTCGCGATCTAAAGAAAACATGGGTGCTTCATCTGGAGTTTTATCTAAGAACGGAAAGAATGCTTTCTGCTGCGCATAACCAAGTTCATTTTTCAAATCTTTAGCCGTCTTTTTATTTACGGAATAATCATTAAGATCTTCATACATTTTTGCTAAGCGCATATTGTCACGATAATCTTTTGCATCTCGAACATCTCTTGTTAACTTGTCTATCGTGTTTGTCGTTGCTGCATATGTAGGGTCGGCAGCAGGGTCGGCATCGGGATTAGCAGCAAGCAGTTGCCTTCCTAAATCGACACGCTGTGCGTTTGCTTCACGTAAGGCTTGCTGTGCGACTTCTACGTTCTTCTCGGCTTCTTCAACATATAATCCGTAGACACCTTTAGGATCTTGACCTGCGTCCCTTCTGGCATTGCTTAAGTCACGATATTTAACATTATTACCAGCTCTTTTTTCTAGATCCGCTGAGTTTTCGTAAGTTAAACCTTTGCTGGCTAACTCAAGCAGTGGGTCTTCTTTTGTACCTACATAAGTTGCCAATTGCTTCTTAAACGGACCTGTTGCCCAATCCCTTGCTGCCTTGACTCGGGCTTCCATTTCCTCAAAACTGACAATAGTGTGGTTCAATTGATCGGCTAACGCTTTTGTTTCAGGAAGTCTTTCCCATTCTTTTTGCGCTTCAAGTTCAAACTCATACTGTTTTTCTCGGGGGTAAGTCAGTTCAAACACCGCAAGTGCGTCTGTCTTGCTCGGAGATTCAGGGAACATTGCTGCTTTTTTCTCGTAAATGTAATCCCTTAGGTTGTTCCGCATATCTGTTGGAAATGATTGCTTGTGTAAGGTTTTTATTGCGGCATTATCCCTTGTCTTAGCCACTGTGTCTATGAGCTCGTTTGCAAAGGCGTTCTCACCATAAACCTCGTTTGAAACTGTTGACGCTGGAGTATCCTGACCAAATATCAGTTGCCCTTCACCTTTTTTACGCACCGCCATTATCGGCATTCCACTTTCATAGTTTTCTGAAACTCGTTGGCGCAACGGTTCGTAGGCTTGGTCACTTGGCGCTTGAGATGCGGAACGCCTAACACGAGAACGCTGCATCTCCCCTATCGTTGCATCCTCTACTTTAGAAGGGAGCTGTCTGAGTGCCTTTGCATTTTCTCTGATAAACTGGTCGGTCTCCGCTAACTTGGCACCCAATGTCAATTCATCGGTAGGTCCAAGTCGCATCATGCCTTGCTTTCCGCTTTTGAAATCTTGCGGAATGTTTCTTAACTCTCGCCCTACGTTTACGCCCCGAGCACCCAACACTTGTAGGTCGGCTGGTCTGAACGTTCTTGCGTCGCCTGCTCTTAACCCTATCCCTGGTATGTAGGGAGGCAACTTAAGAGCTGTTGCAACATCTCCAAGCCCGCCAAGGAGGTCTTGCGCCAATGGCGAAGTGGGTTGGTATCTGACGGCTTCGGCTGACTGAGGAAAGCCAGCACTTTCTATTAAAGCAGCTGGGTACGCTGCAGCCAATGCTCTGCCTACTTGAAATGGCGCATCCAAGCCTGTTTGGTCAATGAAACGTTGAAAAGGATTTCCTGACTGATACCGAGGCTTTGGCTCTATGATGGGTGTAAAGCCTCCAGGCTTTTCAAAGAAAAAGTCAGGTACATCGTTGACTTGTTTTTTAGGTCGTATTGGTGTTTGTTGCGCTGCTGCTCTGTTTTTTATGTCTTGATTGATTTTTTCTAAGCGCAACTTATCCATCGTAAATTGATCTTCTGTGAGCTCGTTTACACCGTAAAAATTACCAAGAATATCGTATGGCATAGAAAATCCTATTGTGCGTATGGGTTTATGTATTTGCGCTCAGATCCATCGTCACTGTGGTCACCCCAGTCTGAACGATGATAATCTAACTCAATTATGCCCGCATCTCTAAGATAGCGCAAGCCTTGAGACAAGCAATCTACGTAATCGTCATGCTTGGCTAAGGGGAAGGAACACACCTCCCTTATGAACGGATCTAACCAAGATCGGGCATAGCCTGCTCGCTCACTTGATTCAGGCAAGTAGACGAACCCTTTTTCAATCATCGGTGAAACAATATTGAGCCTTGTGGCTTTGTCTGCGAGACCTGGATTGTATCCTCTGATGGGGATTTGGGTTTGCCTTAAATCTTGAAGCAACGAGATACCTGCTGACTTGTCTTCTATGAGAACGAGATCCACCTTCTTACCTGATCCAAATTCGTCAGGGTTCCCGTAGACGGAATCAAACTCTTCTTGAACCTTTGCCCTCAAGTCAGGATAAAGCATGTGCTCAGACCAAGCGTCAATGACCATGACTCGTGATCCTTTGTCAGGAGATGGTCTAAAAACACCCAAGACAACGCAAGCCGTGGGGTCATTGATTGTCTTATCAGATGTAGCCACGTCATACGACTGAAGAACGAAACTGAATTCAGGGAACGAACGGTCGGCACCCCACAGTTCAAACCATGACCGCTTGACAAGACCTTCCTCTTCTGGATCCAATATCTCAGCGTAGATCTCTTGGCGCCCCATCGTTGTGCCTTCATACTGCAATATTTGCTGCTGAAACGTGGGTGCCAGATTATGAAGGTTTGAATGCGTGCTAGCCGTAGTTACATGAACATCTTTACCGTTACGATCCGCCAGTTCAACAATCTTAGGGACAGGTTTTGGAGTTGTGGTGCAAATCATTTTTGGATCGGTACCCAGACGTAGGGAGAACGTAATCATGTCCCACGCTTCTTCTAGATAGCTCCATGCAGCCAACTCGTCTGCCCAAACATGATTCCATTGTGGACCTCGGAACCGAGACGGCTCAGATGCCGCAATACCTTTGATAAGCGATCCATTTTTGAGTGTCAGCTCATGAAGAGATATAGAATAGTTTTCTATAATCTCATGCGGGCACACATTGATGATTCCTGAATCTCCTCCAAAGCAGACGTCCCTAATATCCCCTGATGTGGGTGCCGATACTAAAATACGGGATTTAGGCTGCGTCCAAGCAGTCCACCAAACGTATTCAGCAGCGAGACGGGTTTTTCCAGCCCCTCTGCCTGCGAGGAGGAGCCAAATAGCCCAGTCCCCAGTAGGTTCTATTTGATGCTCTAGAGCGATGCTCAGCCATTTTAAACGTGATGTAAGCGCTGCTTGCCAGACTGGCGACAAGTTATTGAGCTTCTCAGCATTCTCTTCTATTTTAGAAGCAAATGTAATGAGCTGGCTCTCAGTAAGCATTTAAGAATTCTTTTTCTGTCTTAAATTCAATATGTCGGTTGCAAGTGCTCGTGCAAGATCACCCGCAAAATCCACTTTTATTGCTGAGCCTTCTGGTCCGCTGATCTCTGTGGACTGAACTGATCTTCCATCAAGACGGTCAAAGACCTCTTTGATCGCAGGCATGTCGCCCTCTTCCGCTAAGGCAAGCAAACGGTCAGCAACGTTATGCAGCCTCTGAGGATTCTGTATTACGATCTTGCGCAGCGTTGCAGCCATCTGCCCTCTAATTGCAGGTTGATGTTTGGGCGATATTTCCTTGAGGTCTTTAAAGAGCCTCTCTTTGTCCTCAACAGTATCCTTATACTTTGGTATCCCTCTAGGCATACTTACTCCTTCTGGATTGATTTAGAAGCGATTATAAGCCCTTCCGAAGGAAAAAGCAACTTCAAAGAGAGAATCGGAGGCAAGCTCTTCCTCTCTCTTAGTTTTTAACGACTTAAACGCTAAGCCACAGCCAAAGAACCTTCAAGCGGAGAAAGATTCCACGCCATAGATTCGTAAACACAATTTTGAACAGAGCCCACTTCAACCACCGCAATAGCACGGCACTCTCTGTTGCGCAATTTCAACTCTTTATTAGCAATCTTTAGAGTCGGCATCTTCTGCATTCTAATATAGAAAATTTCTGATGCATTCAATTTGTCGCTAATAGCGATGATAGCAAATTGTTTCATATTAAACTGCCTCCACAATCGCAACCAAGTTAGGAAGAACAACACAACGAGTTGTATCGTTTACGATACTGCAAGACCAGCCTTTTTCAAGACTTGGGTGTGTATCAGTCAAAATGTTGCCAGCATCCCAGATTTCTCTGTCTGAAACTACATACGTTGTATGCATTGCATTTAGAACATTATTGTTTACTGCTAAGAAGATTCGATATTGTTAAGATTATTAAAATTTACAACATATTCAAACTATAAACCAGTTTACGATAAAAAGCAAGGACTTTCTGAAAATATTTTTCATTTCTTATTTTCCTCATGAAATTTCTGTTTCAAACGAGCATGCTCTTTTTTGTTATAAAATGAGAAAAGCTCTTCATCATGGTAAAACTTCCAGCTGGTCATTTCTTTTAAAGAACACAAAGAATGATGCATTGCTTCCCCAGTAAAAGCAGAATACCAAACTGTAAGATAATATTCATCTGAAACTTTTTGCTTCACTCTTCCTAGAAATTGTAAATATCCATCTTCATTAAAAGTTTGCACATACATGTCAATTAAACTGCTCATTTTACTTCTCCTTTTGTTAATAAAACATTCCCGTCCAACCCCGTCCAACCCCGTCCAACCCCGTCCAACTTCTGTCCATGTTTGCCTACGGCAGTGCACGTGAAAGACAGACGAAGTCTTTCACTGCTGCAACTGGTCTTTTTTGTGTTTTTCTAGTTCTGAATCCCGTCCGTTCGTCCAACTTTTTCCCTAAGGGG